TTGGTTCATTAGATCCTTCAGATCAAGTAATGGGATTAACAGGTGTAAGTTCAACCTCTTCTGTAGGTGCAATTACACCGGCAGATGTAATAGGATTAACAGGTGTAAGTTCTACTTCAAATACAGGTAGTATTGAAATCTCAACAAATCCTCTTGTTGATTTAACTGGTCAAGCAGTAACTTCTTCTACAGGCACATTAAACCCTGCAGATGTTATGGGATTAACAGGGGTATCAGCAACTTCTTCTGTAGGATCATTATCATTTAATATTAGTGTTTCATTTACATTAGAGGGACAATTAGCAACGTCTAATGTAGCGTTATTTGGAACATCTTCAGGCTTTGGAATTCAAGCATATTCTGATGTTGACACAGGTTCAAATTCTTCGTATACAAGTGTTGCAACAGGATCAAATACAAGTTATACTGACGCTGCATAACAGGAGATTATAAAATATGGCATCAACATATACACCACTCGGAATAGAACTTCAGGCAACTGGTGAAAACGCCGGAACGTGGGGAACTAAAACTAATACAAACTTACAAATTTTTGAACAAATTGTTGGTGGATTTACACAACAATCAATAGCAGGTGGCGCACAAACTACTGCTTTATCAGTATCTGATGGATCAACTGGAGCAACTTTATCTCACAGAATGATTGAGTTTACAGGTTCGATTACAGGAAATCAAGTTGTAACTATTCCATTAGATGTACAAACTTTTTATTATTTAAGAAATTCAACATCAGGTGCGTACACAGTACAATTTAAATATACATCAGGATCGGGTGATTCGTTTACTTTTTCTGCAACAGATAAAAGTGATGCTGTTGTATTTGCAACTGCAAACGATGGAACTAATCCAGACATTTACACTTTACCAGCTGGTAATGTGACTACTGCTGGAACACAAACTTTAACAAACAAAACGTTAACTTCTCCTAAAATAGGAACTTCTATTTTAGACACTAACGGAAACGAAGTAGCTTTAATTACAGCTACAAGTTCAGCAGTTAATGAAGTTACTTTTGTAAATGCTGCTACAGGAAACAATCCATCAATTGATGCTTCAGGTGGTGATTCAAACATAGGTCTTGCGTTAAAAACAAAAGGCACTGGAGTAATTCAAGCAGAAGATTCAGGTGGAAACGTATCTGCAGTAAAAATAGCAGGTAAAGAATCTATTTGGGTTCCTGCAGTAGCTATGTACCCTAACACTACAAATGGTGCAGAAGCTGGCCAAGTTGAATTATCAAATGGCCCTGAAATTAAAACTTTAGATTTTGACAAAGACGCTGATGAAAATGCTCAGTTCGCTGTTGCTTTTCCAAAATCTTGGAACGAAGGCACAGTAACTTTTCAAGCATTCTTTACAGCAAACTCAACAAATACAGGGACTGTATCTTGGGACTTAGCAGGAGTTGCAATCGCAGATAATGATTCTTGTAATACTGCTTTTGGAACGGCAGTTGCACCGACAGCAAAAGCACACAGTGGTACAGCAAATGATTTAGACGTTACAGCAGAAAGTGGAGCAGTTACTATAGCTGGATCACCTAGTACAGATGAACAGGTATTCTTTCAGATAACAAGAGACGTATCAGACGACTCTTTAACTGCAGATGCCAAACTATTAGGAATCAAGTTATTCTTCACTACAGACGCTGCTAACGATCTATAAGGAGAATAAATGGCAGGATTTGGTTATACAGTTCTAGGTTTTGGTTCTGGCGGAGAGCCAGCTGTAGAATATTCTATTGACATTTTATTAGTAGCTGGTGGCGGCGGAGGAGGAAACTCTAGAGGTGCCGGTGGCGGTGGCGGCGGTATGAGAAAAATTACCGGCGAAACTTTTTTTTCAAATGAAACTTTAAGTGTGACTGTAGGAAGTGGCGGAGCAGGAGGTAGAGCATATTTACCAGGTGGTGATTCAACAGCACCTGGAGGAAACTCTGAAGTTAGTGGAGGATCTTTATCTGGAACTTTAACATCCCATGGCGGAGGAGCAGGAGCAAATAACTCCTCAAGTGGATCTGATGGAGGAACAGGAGGTGGATCTTCTTTCCCTTCACAAACTGCAGCAGCAGGAAACACACCACCATTTACACCTCCACAAGGAGGAAATGGAGCAGCAGCATCACCACCAGCTGGAGCATCTGGCGGCGGTGGCGGAGGCCCTTCTGCAAACCCTTCTTCTGGTCAATCAGGAGGAAATGGTTCTCCTGATTCAATCACAGGAACAGCTACGACTTATGCTGGCGGTGGATCAGGTTCAATAACTAATACAACTGGCGGAGCACCAAGTGGTGGAACTGGCGGCGGTGGAGCCGGAGGAAATGGTGGAAACGGAACTGATGGCCTTGGCGGCGGCGGTGGAGGAAATGGACCTCACACAGGCAACCCTAATGGAGGCGGAAACGGTGGAAGCGGTATTGTTATCATTAGAGCACCAGCTGATTTTGCTGGAACTATTGCACCAGGAGATAACACAATTACAACTTCACCTGCTCCAGATGGAGCAGCTAAAATCTGCACATTTACAGTGAGCGGAACTTTATCAGGTAGTTAATTATGAAATTATTTGCAGCTATAGACTCTAACAATATTGTAACAAGAACATTGGTTGCAGGAGATAGTGATACTGTGCCAGTTGTTCCTTTGAAAGAAGGTGAAACAAGTTGGATTCAATTTAGTAATGATTTTCCTTTTTTAGATAAAGCTAATCCTGCGCAAGTAGGATGTGAGTATAAACCAACAGAAGGAGTTTTTTGTGGTTTACAACCTTATCCCTCTTGGACTTTAAACACAACTACATGGGGATATGAAGCTCCTGTTAAAGAACCAGGCGCAGATGAGATATTTATTACTGAAGGAGATGAAACACCTAATAGTAAACTTGCTCCAGTAGAATGGGATGAAGAAAATCAATTGTGGTGGGGATACGTATTAAGTGCACAAGAAGGTGCAGGAGAAGCAGATAGAGATAAATATATTTGGAATCCTGATGATTCAAGCTGGACATATGATAGTACAGTAACTATGGAAGCACCGTAATACACTTTGCTTTATTAATATATTCTTGATAAGAAAGATTAGAAATGCAGGAAGAAAAATTTAAAGAGAATAGTTTTATCGGAGGTTGGTATATTAACCCTAAAATTTGTGACAATATAATAAATTACTTTGAAAAAAGTAAAAGAAAAGCACCGGGTATGGTCCACTACCCAAACCCACAAATAGATAAAGATTATAAAGTTAGTATGGATATTTCTCTTAGAGCGAATGATAGTTTGCTTGAAGACTATAACGATGAATTAAAGTTGTGTGTAGAAAAATATATGAATAGATATATTGAAACAAAAGAATTATATGCTCCTTACTCATCTATAGTTGAAAACTGTAATATACAAAAATACTTAGCTGGAGAGGGTTTTTATAAATGGCACTGCGAAAGAGTTAATAATTCAAAAAGATGTTTAGTTTTTATGACTTATTTAAATGATGTTGATAAAGGTGGCACTGAGTTTAAATATCAAAAAATAATTACCAAAGCTAAAAAAGGTTTAACTTTAATCTGGCCTTCTGATTTTACACACACTCACAGGGGTCAAATTGCTAATCAAACTAAATATATATTAACCGGGTGGTTTAATTTTATATGATAAAGATTAAAAAATACACTTATCCTAATTTAATATTAAAAATTAAATTTAAAGATCATAAAAAATATAAAACAAAATTATTGAACTTACTTAAAAAATCAGGTGAAATTAATTTTGTCAGTCAGGATAATTATTATAATGACAAACTATTAAGAACAGATTGGCTAGAGGCATCTAATTGGAGAAGACCTTGGGTTAAATTAATATTTAAATCAATATATAGTCATCTAAAAGAATGCGCAGAAGAGATGGGTTATCAATCTATTAAACTTCATAAACTTTGGTATCAACAATATGCATTTGGTGATTTACATAATTGGCATACGCATGATGGTAATTATACAGGAACTTATTATTTAGAGTTTGATAAAAAATCTTCTACAACAGAATTTTTATATCCTAATAATTTAAAAAAAGCTTTTACTATAGAAGTTAAAGAAGGTGATATATTATTTTTTCCTTGTCATTTAATACATAGATCTGCAGCTTCACAAAGCAAAAAAACCAAATCAATTATATCTTGGAATACTGATTTTGATAAAGTACAAAAACAATATTTACACACAAGAAAAAATTGCAAAACACTTAAGGAAAAAAATGTTATATAAAAATTTTTATTGGTATTTTAAAAAAGCTTTATCAAAAAAAATATGTGATAAAATTATTAAACACGGTAAAGCCCAACAATTAAAAATGGGCACTATATCACATATAGGTGCTAATAATAAAATAACAAAAAAAGAAAAAGAATTTGTGCAACAACACAGAAAATCTAAAGTGTGTTTTATGAATGACCCATGGCTTTATGATATATTTGCACCTTACATCAACACAGCTAATAAAAACGCAGGATGGAACTATAACTTAAGTTGGTCAGAGTCATTTCAATTTACAGTTTACAAAAAAAGTAA